ACCGTCGTCCCGAATATCGGGTTGATCGTCGCGTGGGTCTTACCTGACGCGAAGTCCTGAAGGAACTCGATGGTCAGCGACCACGACTTCAGCCCTGGGAGCTGTTCCATCCACGTGTCACCCATCGTGGTGCCGTCTTGTGTCGCCACCGACATAGGTAACGACACGGACTTAACACGGTCCGATAGATCAACAGCATTGATGGTTACTTCTGCGTCATAGAGAATAGTTGCGGCCATTGCGGCCTCCTTCTATTTTTGGATGAATACCGCTGCCGCGGCTACGAACGTCCCCGTCACCGAGGACATGTCGACTCTGAAATACGTGTTTGTGATCGGCCCGGCGGCGACCGACACCAACCCGCCGGTCGTGGTGACCGTCTCCGATATTTCTGTCGTCGGTGACGTCATACCGACCACCGCCGAGCTGATTACGTCGACGTCGACGGTCGTGCCGGCGGTGAACACGTTGAACACCAGGCCGAGGCTTTCGCCGGTCAGAACCCCGGCAGTGAAGTTCGCTATCAATGACGATGTGTCACCGCTAAACGACGTGGACGGCATAAGCAGGAACCCGGCGCCGTAGTTCCCCGCCGAGGTCGCCGTGGTCGTGTATTTGCCGAGGTCGCCGTGGTCGATTGTTTGGTCGAATGACTCTGTGAGCATCGTCCCGGCCCAGCAATCCCCACCGAAGGAACCGTTCGCGTCGTCTGTCGCCGCGACGATCCACGCATGAGACGAACCGACATTGCCGGCTAGATCGGTGCCCGGCGACGGCCAATCCAAGAACCCGGCGATGTCGAACATCGCCGTTTTGCGGCCTGCGTGGTTCTCGGCCCAGCCGTCAGACGCGAACGTCGTCGCGTCCTTCACGTCGACCGATTCGGACACCTTCACCGTGTTCGCATAACCCGTCAGGTCAACGTCGTCGACATAAATCTCGGCGTCGGTCAATATGAACGCGCTCATTTCTTCACCGCGGCTTTCTTAGGTTTCGGTGGTTTCGGTGCTGGCGATGCGACACCCGCACGAATCAACGCGACGCCCTGGACTTCGTCGACATCGACAACCGACCCGACCGAACCCAACGTGCACGCCTCATTAACGATTTTCACTCTCATATCAGCCCTTCCGTTGTGACGGTCACGTCGAACACCGCCGCAAACACGTCGTTGCCGGCGATCGTGATCTCCCGGTCCTGTTCCCACCCCGAAACGAACACCGACGTGTCAGTTAGGCCCGCTAAAGGCCCGTTCGGGAACGTCGCATAAACCGCGGCGATCAGGTCATCGAGTGCGGCCTGACCGGTCCTAGACGTCGCCTGCGATGTGACACACACCAACTCGAACTCGATCGTGTGAACACCACGCCGGTTCGTGTCGACCCGCCCGGACTTCGGACGAACCACAACAGCCGGTGTTTCCATGTTCTCGTCGACATACGGGTGGACACGCCAACCCGGCGTCGTGATCTCCGCCGCTAACGCCGCCCGAATCTCGGTGATAGAGCTCACGGCGCCAACATTGCTTCCACACGCCGATACGCACCGACTAGAAACGGCAAATCCGGGTCCAGTCGGCCGATACGTTCAACGCCGGCAGTCTCAAACCCCAACAACCCCTCCGGTGACTCACGGCGCTTCACCAAACGATGCGCACCGATCAACACGGCCTGTTTCACCTTCGACGGCACCGCCGGCCAACCCCATTTCGCTGTAACCCGCACCGCAGCCTCGAAATCAGTCGGCCACAACGTCGATTCTGTTGCCCTGAGTCGCCAATACGGCCAACCGCCGACACCGTCCACGACACCGTTCAACGGTTCGAGCTGAAAGTCCGTCACAGCCGTCCACGTCGTCCCTGAACGTGTCTCAACCAGGGTCGGTGCCTCCAACATGTCGTCGACCGTCACGACGTCTGTACGGCCAGATACGAACAGCCGCGCGGTAGCCGACGCGTCAGCATCGAACCGGCGGCCGCAGTAGTCATCAACCGCGGATTCCGCCGCGATCAACGCCGTAGACAGCTCAGAATCGTCGAGAGTGTCGGTCGAACCGATCCGAACCCACGATTTCAGGTCGTCGAGCTCGACGTAACGGCCGTCCGGCATCGGTCAGTCCTTCGCCGCAGGCTTTTTCGCCGCGGCTTTCTTCTTCGCTGGCCGTCTGGTCGAACGTTTCTCACCGGGACCGGCGGTCGCCTGCTCAACCGGTGAATCGTCGTCGAGAAACGCCGAATGCGTCTTACAGACAGGGTCGGACTTCGGGACATCGGTCCCAGCGGCGTACATTCTGCCGTTCGTCTTGAATGATGTGTGCACGGTCGGCATTGGTTCCTGCTTTCGTTTGCGTACGGGGTCGACGAAACCCCGGCCGGGTCGCGTTCAACGACCAGGCCGGGTGTTTCACCTAAGCGCTATGCAGCCACCTGAAGCATCCGCAGCGCGTTGACGTTGGTTACGCCAGAACCGACACGCCAGTAACAGAACAGGCCCTTCGTGCCGTTAGGCAGATTGGCTGTGGTACCGGTGTGCATGAACGGCTCAACCGTCAAACCGATCCGGTCAACGATCCGGAATCCACGGTAGAAATCACCGTAAATCAGGATTTCGTCACCCGAATTGGTCGAGTCGTTGTCCATCGCGGACGCCTCATAGGCAGACTTGCCGATCAGTTGATCGGGGTCGCCGTTGCCCAGCGTTGTCCACAACCCGGCACCGCCAGCGGTGTCGAACTGCCGGATATCGCTGTAGATCGCTTGTTCAGCGACCCATGAAGCGTTCGGTCGGTACCGCGGCGGTAGTGCGTTGCGTAGTGCGTACACGTCGCCGAGCACAAACGTCGCCGTAGTGGCCGTGTCGACCTCCGACGCCGAACCTGCCAGCGCAGTAACAACACCTTCCGGGTTGTTGCCTGTGCCTGAACCGGTCGTGAAGATCGTCGCTTCGGCGTCGTCCTTACCCATCGAAATCGCTTCGATCAGGTCGGCTTCGAGACCGACGAAATCCTGCGCGGACTCCAACGTGTAAAGCACCGAACCCTGCGCCTTGTGCACTGGGATCGTGACGGTCGAATCGGCCGGAGTGTCATCAGACACCTCGGCGCCTTCAGCGTCGAACGAGAACGCAGCAGATGCCAACGTGTTCACGCTGTCCTGACCGTTTATCACGGTCCGCACGTTCGCTACCTGACGGTACGGGTTGCTAGACCCGTCGCCGATGTGGAGCACGGTCGGGTCGATCGTGATAGGCGCCGTGAAACCGGTACCCGTCCCGATCGCCGCACGAGCTTCACCGACAGACGCATTCTGCTCCGCTGTGAGCGCTTCGCCGGCGAGCATCGCACGGAACGCCTCACGGTAAACCGGCGAACCGGTCACCAGTGCGTGCCGTGCAAGGTCACCGCGTCGGGTGTCGTTGCGTTCGATCACGTCGGTGAGCTTCGACCGGACAGCGTCCGGTGCCTGCATCGACTCGATCGCCGTAACGGCCTGCGCTCGGATCTCCGAACCAGGTGCGTTGAACCGGATCTGTGACATGTCGAACGGGTCGACGTTGCGGTTGATGTTCGGCGCGGACGGCTCCGGTGGCACTCCGCCACGTTCGGCAGCGACGTCGATGGCCTCGAGACGTTTGATCTTCTCGTCGGCCTGCTCGATCCATCGTTCCAGAGTCGCGAAATCCGCGGCTTCCGGTTCGGTGAGAGCACCGTCGTCGCGGGTCTCGTCGGATTCGGCTGCGGTCACAAGTGCCCGCATCTGGTCTGCGCACTCACGGATGAGCGCACGTAGTTCGTCGATAGTCATGATTGACCTTTCGTGAGAGTTGTTGCGATCTGTGCACGTAGGTCGTGCCTGATCGGTTTCGGTGACTTCGACGCGCCGTCCGGCGTCTCGTCTAGGTCGGGTTCGCTGTCCGGCCCGGACCCCTCCACGGGGTCTGCTGCCGGTATTGCTTGCGATCTGTAACGGTCGGTCAAACTGCGCATACCGACATGCGTTGATTCGTCCGCTGGGAACGTGACCGGCCCGAACTCGTAGAGCTCGACACGTTCGATTGTGCGTTCGGGTATCCCGGCCGGGTTGTGATCGGACTCTTCGGGTTCGTCGTCCCATGATTCGGCTGTGACACGAAACCGGAAGGATGCACCGTAGAGACCCGCAGCGATACCGGCCGCCAAATCCCGGTTGTAGGACGTGTCGAGCAGTTCGAGCTCAGCCGCGGGACCGGTAGGTGTCTCTCGTAGGTTCCTGTGCGGTCCCAGGACTTTGTTGCCGATCGACGGATCGTGCCCGTGGTCATAGAGCACTTTGATATGGTCGCCGCGCTCCACGATGGTCTCAGCGAACGACCCCGGCGTGTACCGCTCCAGGAACCGGCCTTCCCAGTAGCTGTCGATTTCGTTGAACTGGTCGAACCGTGCGAACTCGATGTCGACGACACCCAAACCGGCGGCGGCGGCGTCAGCGGCGCGCAATGCCAGCCCGCCGGGACCGCCGCGCCAAATATCGGTATCAATCGTCTGCATTGGTGTCTCCGTTCTGACCCGTGTCCGGGGGAAGTAGCTGAACTGACGTCAAACCTGTATGTGCGCCGAGTAGCGGTTGCAGCGACCCTGACATCGCCATTTCGACCGCTGCGTCGGGGTCGAAACCGCCGTCGAGTGCCTGCCTGATCGACGAAACACTGGAGTGCAGAATGTCGGCGGCGTCTTTGGCGTCGTCCTGCAGGAACAGGACGTCGCGGGTGTCCGGCCACAGCTCGGCGTCGGGTGTGCCCTGCGACCTCGGCACCGTCAACAACGGTTCCAACGACGCCGCCAACGACTGCGTAACCGGCGAGAACCATCCATCGGCCCACTGCCGACGCTGCGACGAATAGTTCCCGGCGTTCAGCGACGACCCTTGCATCCCCTCACGGATACCCAGCAGCACCGCCGGCACCCGAGACGACGCAGCGATATGAGTTTCGATACCGCCACGCAGATCCTTCAACCCGAGCTGCTCTAGGTTCGCACCGACGACTTTCACGTCTGCGCCGCCGCCGACGATGATCGATTTCCATGCGTTGTCGGCGCCCTCGTAACCGTTGCGGAACTGTTCGGTGAAATCGCCGAGCTGTTGCGCTGTGAGTTTGTCCGACATCGAATACACGACGTTCGGTGTCGCCGCGTTCTCAAAAAACTTGTTTACGTGTGCCTCCGCCTGATAATCCAACGCAATGTCGCGGATCATCGCCGTTATCCACGACAACCCGCGCCACGGATACTCCGGGTCGGCTTGCGGCGCCCAAACTGCGACGTCCTCAACGGCAAGCGACGTCGACGACTGCCCGGCGTTTCTCCCGCCCGGCCAATACTTGTAACCGACAAGTTCAGCGTCTAACGGCAGGAACTTGCCGACCTGATCGGGTGCCGTCGTCGACACAAACACCGTTTCGACCCAATCCGGTCGCAACACCTTCAACCCCTGCGCATCGGACCGGTAGAAATACGCTGCGCCACCGTACGACACACAATTCTCGGCCGATGCGAACAACTGGTTGCGGGTCATGCCCATCGCCGGACGATCCAGCAACGCCAACGCAGCCGACCCGAACATCTCCCGGTCACCGAACCTGCGCCACTGGAACCGTGTCTGCGAAATAAGCAGCGACCGAGCGAACACTGCAGCAGCCACCAAACCGTGCTGCCGGCCAACGCTCGCGACGAGCTGCCCGAACTCGCCCGACAAATCCGGTGCCTTCGACCCCGTCAACGACAACAACTGACCGCCAGGAAGCCGATGTTGGTTCAACCCATCGGCCAACCAGCCGCGTTCTAGTTCTGCCGCTGGCTGCTTCCTGCGTAGCTTCATTCGTTACCGTCCTCGAGATCAGGAACAAAACACGCCAACGTGGTCACACGAACGCCACGAACGCCGTCGCCGATTCGCCTGCGTTTTCGATTACGTCGCGGCCAGTACCGACGAGCTCATACCCAGCAACCGCCGACACAGCCGCGTCGATCTTCAACACATCAGATGGTTTCGACAACGCCAACCATCCGCCACGGTTACGGCCCAACACCGCGTTATGAACATGCTCTGTCGTTGTCACAGCACCCGAATGCGTGAACAGACCTTCCGACAGATCCGTTATGAACCGGGTTATCGCTGATTCCATCCGTTTACCTGAATGAGTCGGGAACCCGATAACCCGACCGGTTTCGTCCGGGTCGAACGTTTCGTGCCACTCGTCATACAAACTCGAAAGTTCGTGGAACGATTCGTCGTAACACAACACACAATCCCACCGGTCGAACGCGTCAGCGACCGCACGACGAAACCCGCCACGCGGATGCTCATAGCCTTCGTCGGCGTTCTCCGGTCGGGTCCACACCTCAACCTCAAACAAATGCGGGTCACCCGACAACGTCCACCCAATCAACGCCGCCGAATCACGCGTCCTAGCACCATCGAAGAACAGCAACACCGGTTCGCCGTCCTCGACCGTCCGGTCCGTGTCGACCGCGTCCCGCCACCTCGTCGGATCAATCGCCCGCGACTGATCCTTCACTGCCTGGTTGAAATAGAACCGGCGCACCTCGGTTTCGGTGACCGCGTCGTCAGTGATCTCCTCATAGATCCGTTCCAAATCGACCCAACCACCCGCCGACACTGCCGCAGCGCCGTACAACTGCTCGAGTGCCTCGAGCACGTCGTCACGGTTGTCCGGGTTCTTCGGGTCCTCGATAAACGGCGCCTCGACAGAGTCATACAACAAACCCTTCTGCCCCTTGTTCGCCTGCTCCAACTCGTCTTCAGCGACCGAACGTTCACCCAACGCCGGTGCGTTCGTGAACGAACACGACGTCCCGCCGGTCTTACCCAAGTTGCGGTTGATGACCGCCGACATTTTCTGCCCGCCTTTCGACGGCATCCACAAATGCGGTTCGTCCTTCGCTACCGCCGTCGTCGGTGTCCCTTCACGGGCACCAGCCGAACTAGCGACCGCTTCGATCTTGCCCGGACGGCCGTCACGGAACTCGACTCTCGTCTTACCCAAGTCCAGGCCGAGGTCGTCGGCTGCGTCCGCGGCCATTTCCCGCATCGGCGTGTAAATGTTGCCGGTCTGTTCCTCAGCGACCGCCGCCGCCCAACACCACGGCGACCGATGCGCCACACCTACCGGTTCACCGTTCGCGTCCCAACCGTCGAACACGACCGGCCCGCAGAACTCGCCGAGCAGCCAGGCGCCGCCCTCCGGCGACTTGCCCTTTCCTTTTGGCCCACGCCGAACAGCTCGGCGGTACACCCGCCGGCCATCATTCTTCAACGCATACAACCTGACGAAGAACGTCAGTTGGTCATCAGTCAACCGGAACGGCTGCCCGTACAACGGACCCGCCGGGACCTTCAGATTCGCTTCGTACCAGTCAGCAATCTGCCAACCCAGACTCGGGAACTCACCTTCGTACGCCGGTCCACGCCAAGGCACTTAGCCGGTCGCCTGACTGTCGACCACCTTTAACCTGCGCACCGGCGCAACCTCGTCGTTCTCCGACACACCGGCCTCATCAACGATCCGCCAACGCAACTCACGACGAGACTTCGCCGTCAAACCCAACGTCGCGTCCAAATGCCGAATCTCCGCCAACAAAGCCGTCGAAACCGGCCGCGGAACCACCCCCGGCTCCCGTTCAATCTCTGCGCGCTGCGACGTCTGCCATTCGTCCTCGAGTTGCGCACGCCGAACAACCGACGGCCAATCCGACTCCAACCACTGAGTCGCCGACGGCGAACGCCACTGATGACCCCACCACGCCAACCCATTCGTACCCAAATCCACCGTGAACGGCACCGCCGGCACCGGACCAGACCGACCATCGGCAGGCAAATCAACCCAATCGTCACCCGACCTCTGATTGCGTCGCACCGGTTCCGGCTTTCGTTTCGGCGCCATTCGACCAACCTTTCCGAAAAATTGCGATACGTACACAATGCGAGACGCC